GATGATGGTCTCGCCAGTCACTACGCCACGATATTCACGGATAGGGTGGCCTTCTATGGTTGGAGTTGTACTTAAAATCATAACGTATGCTTTAAATGGTTAAAAATTAGATACTTAATACTGCTGCTGTTTTTCTGTGCAGTTTTTATTCAGGTTTTTCACGATTTCAGACGTGAAGCCGGATGCGTAGAAGTCACCAGAACCAAGGAGCAGCCAGTATGGGTTGACGTGATAGTCGCGTACCAGGAACTGCACCCAGGACGGACGGAAGCGACCATAGCACTCGGCAGGCTTGTCTCGAAGGGATATGGTGTTCCAGCGGTTGAGACCGTACCGGTCCGTTATCGTCTTAAGACCTCCTATGCAGCCGTCAGCCTTCAAGCGGTCGATGGCACCAAAGAAGCGCACGGCTATATCCACATCAGCGGACATCAGTTTTTTATCTTCCATATTATTCATTTAACTTTTGGTAGGCACGACTGAAAACGCTTTCCAGCCTTGCCCGATGGTTATTCAATCTTTGCGACCAGTCCTGCAACTGAGCCAGCGAGGGACGAGAAGCCAGCAGCCCATCCACCTCGGAAGGGGTGAGCACTGGCAGGTATTTCTCGTAGGCGAGAAGAACACTAAGATACTTCATTCAAACACGAATTGCCTAGGTTGTTTCTTTCTTTTAATTTCATCAAAGCCACCTTTGGCAACATCAGCTAGACTTTTGTAGGTATAGAATGATGAGGATGGAAGAAACCCTTTTTTGTTTTCGATGGTAACACCTTCTGCGGATGGGATAAAGAGGAAACCTTCTACCTTTCCAGTTGTTACCTCGTTTCCGTCAATCGTGTCGTCAAGTCTGTAAGTCCTACCCTTTTCTTCACCTTCAAGTGAGACAAGAAATTTGAGCGTTCTTTGCAGTTCGTTTCTTCCACGAAACCTAAGATAGAAAGATTCAATCATCTTAGCTGAATTAACATTGTTTATCTGCCAGTAATACACCGTGTCTTTTTTCGGCTCAAAAACGGTGTAGCTAATAACTGGAGAAACGTCATAACTCCTAGATAAAAGTGTTTGCGCCTGCACACCCACGCACGCAAGCGCAAGAACGAATAACATTATTATCTTTTTCATATTACTTTTCGTTTAAATGATTAATATTTCTTTCGTAGAACTCATTCCAAGCCTTTTTCTTGATGAAGACGAAGAAGAGCAGCAGCCCTAGGGCGACCATCAGCAGGTGCAGCGGCTCACTCAAGCCTCCGAACCCGAAGGAACGCTGGAAGTCGATGCAGAACGAAATCAGCACTCCGTAGGTAATGAACGCCCGATGCACCCAGCAGAAGCCATAGGCTAGGCTGATGATGACCCAGGCGATGAAGCCGAAGAACGAGCAGTCGAATATCCACTCCGTGAGCTTTGCCCGATAGCCGAATGAGAGCAGTGTGCAGTGCACCAGCATCACAAACGCACCCACTGGAGGGGATGATGCCTATTATCAACCTGCTGGCTTTCCATAGCCAGCTTTTACCGAGAGCGGCAAGAAGAATCTTCTCCTTCCGTTCTATGAAATCCTCATCTTTCATCGTTACTTAGAATTTTAGTTGATATTGTACCTGGAGCGAGAACTAAAGTTCACGCAACCACTTCTGACCTTTCTTTGATTTCAAGAAAATGCCGAATGCAATGGTCATTCCCAATGCCATCACGTTAAATAACAAGAATGCATCCATAATCTTTATTTTTTAAATTTCATTATATAATTTGCAAGGTACGCAAGTGATGCGCCACAAGCCACACCCGACACCAAGCAGACTTGATGAACCGCCTGCAATGGGTCACCAGTTAGTAGAGGAGACAGACCACCGACAGCAACGCTTCCGTACATCATTTTCGAGCAGTCGTACAGATACCCAGCCAAGAGCTTTCTTCTGTCCGTCTCCCTATCGTTTGTTGTTTTTTGACTAACCATACTTTTTCCTTTTGCAAAGTTACTAAATTATTTCTGCCCGACAATGGCAAGCAGGGTTTCAACTTGCTTTCGAAGAAAGGAATTTTCACTTTCCAAGCTTTCGACCCTAGCCTGCAACGCTGCATCACTACCTATTGACTGGGAAACGTTGGAGCTGTTCGAACCATTGACATTTGAACCGAAAACAGCCTCTTCCATCTCGGCTGGTAGGGGAGGGGCACATCTGTCGATGATTTCCTTTATCTTTTGGATAAAATCAATTTTTATAGTTTTGCGACCAAGACGAGCCTGCACATTCTGTGGTGTAGTCCCCAGTTCTCTAGCTACATCGCTCATTGTCAAGCCCGAACGCTTTATATACTGCTTTAATTCTTCTCCACTCATAATTGTAAATCAATTTAAAATTAATTAAAAACTTATTAAAAACAACCGTAAAACAATTGTTTTTCAATTTTATTTTTGTATTTTTGCAACCGAATTACAAAGCGAGTTTAAAAACTCATTTGCAAAGATAAAGAAAATAATTTAAAATGCAAATAAAAATGGGAGAAAATTTCAATTATGATTTTCGAACACCGCTGCAGAAGCAGCAGGACGAACGAAAGAAGAACATCATTGCGATGTTCGCAGATTTCCGGGCAAAGGCACCTGCAGAGACCTCGGATAGCAGAATAATGCTTGCGGTATCGCAGCACGTAGGCTGCACCCAGCAGAACGTGCGTGTCTGTCTCATCAAGGCTGGAGTGATTACACCAAAGAAGAGACGTGCAGCCGTGCGCAAGTAAGTAGAACCATTTAAACATTCAGAGCGTATGAAGAAGTTTATCGAGTTTGTGACAAGTGACGAGTTCTTATCAGTGGCATTTGCTGCCATAGTATCAATTTTAGTCTTTTGGAGGGCATAGTTATGACGAACATAGAACCAAAGGTAGCTGATGCAGGCAGATACACAATGACAGAAACCTGCAAGGCATTGGGCATCCATCGCAACACCCTGCGCAGATGGGTGCAGGCAGGAAAGATGAAGGTCAAGTTCCGCAGAATCGACAACCGCAAGGTTATCGATGGCGCAGAAATCAAGAGAGCGTGGAGGATTGCCCTATGAGCAAGTTATCAATCAATATGCGCAGGATGATCGTGAAGTACACAGACATCTGCTGGCTTATCACTAACTGGAAGGCGAACCGCAAGACCAGAAAGTGCTGCGAACTGAACAACAAGTGCTATTTGGAGGCAGAGCGAAGAATCCAGTACAGAGAGTTTCAAGGCAACCTTTGCGTGGCACTGGATAACATTCCGCTCATACCACTGGACGGAACGGACAACGAGGTATTGAAGTCGTGCCGTGAGACCTTCCAAAGTTACATATTCAATCAGAGAGGAGGTAACAAATGAGGAAGATAATCGAGGAGTGCAGGAAGAAGATGTACGAAGCCATCTGGCTGGAGATAGACCGAGACCCACAGCGACCAGCTGTTGCAAGGGTGGACATCAAGACCAAGGCAGGAGGCATCTGCGTATGGTGCGACAGCGTGGGCAACATTGCGGTCGTGACGCACAAGGGCAGCAATAACGACAGCGAGCGGCTGGAGGAAGCCATCGAGGGCTGCGTCAACTACAAGGACGTGATGGACGACTGGCTGGAGGAGAACAGCCAGCACGCATACCAAGACCCAATGGACACCTTCGAGGAAAGCAGGCTCGACAGCCTTATGGCTCAACTGGGGTTCGAATCCCCAGCCTTCCACTAGAGTTAATTAAAAGATTATGTTGAACTAGAAATTGAACGAATTATGGACAATGAGATTATTCAAGTAAGCGGTGGCGAAATGCTGGAAGCCATCAACCGCTCGGAGATTGACGGACAGATTGCCACAGCGCACAAGTTCCCGAGAGACATTGCACAGTGCAAGCAGAATATGGTATCACTGGCAGCGATGGACGATGATGTGGCATACAACTGCTTCTACCACCTGGAGCGCAAGGGCAAGGACGGACAGGTTTCAATTATCGAGGGTCCGAGCGTAAGATTCACCGAGATTATATCTGCCTGCTGGAAAAATCTCCGCATCGCAGGTCGCATCATCGCCAACGATGGCAAGACTATTACGGCACAAGGCATCTGCCACGACCTAGAGAGCAATGTAGCCTACTCGGTTGAAGTGAAGCGCAGCATTCTGACCTCTAAGGGCTACACATTCTCGCAGGATATGCAGGTGGTAGTCGGCAATGCAGCGGTGGCGATTGCACAGCGTAACGCAATCTGCAAGGTCGTGCCGCAGGTGCTGATTTCAAGCGTAGTAAAGGAGGTGCAGGCAAAGGCACTGGAGCACATCAAGCAGACTGGCGTGCAGAGCCAGTGGAAGAGCTGCGTTGCCTGCTTCCAGGTGTATCAAGTGACTGACCTTATGCTGCTTGACTACCTGGGCAAGAAATCAGCCGAGGAAGTCACGGCAGAGGACATTCAAAAACTGGGCGGTGTGTACAATGCCATCAAGGAAGGTACGACCACCGTAGAGGATACCTTCAAGAAGCCAAAGCAGCAGGAAGCCATCGCGCAGCAGGCGCAGGCAGCAGCCGATGATGCCAAGAATAAGGCACAGCAGGCAATGAGCCGCAGCCAGGGCAAGACTGGCAAGGCAGAGAAGAAATAAGCCATTTTATTATAATATCCCGAACCGCCACGGTGCAACCTATGGGGTGGGGTCCCATCGAGACAAAGGGAAGCCGTGGCAACTTTTAAACATTCAGACAATGAAACAGATAATCAAGTACAAGAACAGAGAGGAGTGGTTGCAGAACCGCTCGAACGGAATAGGTGCATCAGAGGCAGGCACGGTACTGGGACTGAATCCGTGGGAAACGCCATACCAGTTGTGGAGGCGCAAGAAGGGCATCGACCCACCAAAGGTTGAGAACTTTGCGATGGTTGCAGGACACCTGCTGGAGGATGCCGTTGCGCAGTTCTTCCAGCGAGAGAGCCACTGCCACATCATCAAGGCGAGCACGGACGACTACACCATCACTAACACCGATGCGCCATATTTGAGAGTAAGCCCAGACCGCACATTCTGGAGAGCTGGGGCAACGCACAACGAAGCGAGCAAGAGCATCCTCGAGTGCAAGACAACGCAGATGCAGATAGATGCAGACGACCTTCCGAAGCATTGGTTCTGCCAGTTGCAGATGAACCTCGGAGTGGGAGAATACAAGGACGGAGCACTTGCCTGGCTGACAGCAGGCAGGGAGTTCGGCTACCGTGACATCGATTTCGACCCCGAATTCTTCGGATGGATGAGGGACGAGATAACCAAGTTTTGGCTTGACTACATCGTGGGCAACCAAGAGCCGCCAGCCTACAGCGCACAAGACGTTCTCCTGAAGTCTCCACTGCATAAGGCAGGAAAGGAGATTGAAGCCACAGCCGAAGTCGGGGATATGCTCATCGAGCTGAAGGACATCAAGGAGAAGGGCAAGGCACTGGAGAACCGGCAGA